TAGCTTCTTGTCATGTGTTTCATTACATATCCTTCATTTTGTCAGTAATGACTTCTTTTCTTGTTTTGGCGGCTTCTTTAAAGTCTGAAGCACTTGGCGCACCTTTACTGCCAGGTTTACGCATTTTTTCGCCAGAGCCAGCAGCTATACGCTTTTGTTTAGCATGAATATTGGCATACAGACCAGGCTTCATTCTGCTTCTCTTTTGCCGAGGAATTTGCCGTATGCTTCTTCTAACTTAGCTTTACGCTTACCTTTAGCATTATCACGCTCAACATTAAGGGCTATTGCAACTGCCTGTTTTTTAGGCTTTCCAGCCTTCATTTCGGTTTTTATGTTTTTACCTACGCTTTGGGCGCTTCCTGACTTGTCTAAAGGCATATTGAGTCCTATTTCAAAAAGCGTAGTTTGTAAAGGGTTGAGTCAATCAACTGGGCAATTTCGTCAATAATATTCTGAATTTGGGTTTCTTGCGGCAAATCTTTACGAGCATCATCTACAAAATTCTTCAATGATTCCATATACTTAACAGCTTCTTTAGGCTGATGGTATACGCTTGGGAATTTGGTAATCTGCTCATAGCAGCCCATATAGGCTTCAACTAGGTCATCAACCAAATCTACGATTTCATCGTAATAAGTGCCTAGAGCCATGTGTTTACTGAAAGAGTCAGTAGACCAATGAAAGAAATGGGTATTTGTCGCAGAGTGCAACATTGTTGCGGCAAACATAGCCATGTTATCGTTCATATTATTCCTCCAGTTCGTACAATTTTAGCACTTCCACAGCTTCTTGCACAGAATTTACCCTGTGTAAAGGGCCACCTTGCCAATTAGCAAATAGGGTAATTTGTTGTGGGGTTAATTTCTTATCTGCACCATCTTTAACTTCCATTAAAATAGTGTGGTCGTTATAGCAAACCATCAAATCGGGTATACCGCCCCCTTGGGTGTGCAAATGAAATACTTGCGCCCCATAATCTCGTAGCGCTTTTACAACATCCTTTTGATTTTTATCAACTTTTTTAATATAAGACATAATAATATGTTAGTGTTCTATAACTTATAGTATAAGGGGAATTCAATGGGTGGTTATTATTTAACGGATGAGCAATTTATAGTTGAGTGGAATAAGATTGGTTCGCCACTTACTTTTGCGAAAATTCACGCTATGTCTGAAAGGGCTGTATATAATCGCAGGCGCTCTATTGAAACCAGGCTTAAAACCAACCTTCCCAGCTTTAATGACCAACGAGTAAACGACTTTAAAAAGACAGAACAGACTGTCGGAAATACTCGCAGAGGCATGGATATTGAAAAAGGGCGAGTGATTGTTTTTTCTGACGCTCATTTTTGGCCTGACCAAACTACTACCGCATTCAAAGCATTATTAGAAATGATTAAAGAATACAAGCCTACTGCCATTGTTTGTAATGGTGATGCTTTGGATGGTGCTTCGATTAGTCGCTTTCCTAGGGGTGATTGGGAAAAGATACCATCCGTTAAGGAAGAGTTAGAAGCCTGTCAGTATTTTTTGGGCGAAATTGAAGCCGTAGCCAAGGGCGCTAAAATGTTTTGGCCTTTAGGTAATCATGATGCTAGGCTTGAAATGCGCATCATAGAGAACCTTCCAGCTTTTGAAGGTGTAAGAGGCACAACTTTAAAAGAATATTTCCCTGCATGGCTGCCTTGCTGGTCATTTTGGGTAAATGAAGATACTTGCATAAAACACCGATGGAAAGGTGGCTTTAGTGCTGGTCGTTCCAATGCTCTCAATTCTGGTGTTTCTATGATTACAGGGCACACACATCACTTAAGTGTTATGCCTGTCAATGATTACAATGGTGTGCGCTGGGGTGTGCAAACAGGCACATTAGCTGAACCTAACGGACAACAGTTCGCCTACACAGAGGACACTCCTAAAGATTGGAATAGTGGCTTTGTGATGCTTTCGTTTGAACGCTCAAAACTATTGCAGCCTGAAATGATTAGGGTATGGGGCGAGGATGAAGTCGAATTTCGTGGAAAAATTCATGCGGTATGAAATTATCTGAGCCTATTCTTCGTAATTTGTATTCCGCAATTTATTGCATGAAACCTTTTGATAGGTGGAATATGCCGCTACCAGAAGAGGTCTTGTTTATTGTGGATAAAGATGTAGAAGCAATGGGGACTTATTTATACGACACAGGCGAAGAATACGAGCATACCATCACCATTTCTTCTGCTCGATGTAGTCACCTAGATACTGTGATTCGTGTTTTATGCCACGAATGTATCCACATGAGCCGTCACAAAACAAACAAGTGGACACACCACGATAAGGAATTTCGTAATAGAGCGCACCGTATCTCGTCTGAATTGGGTTTTGACCCTCTTGAATTGTAGACTCAACCGCTAGGCGGTCTGCCGTAGTGAATGTCGTCATTCGCCATATCCTTTTCCAAGTTTCTGATTGACTCTTTCCAAAAGCGCCTCTTCGGTAATGCCCCATTTATTTGCAAAACCTTTGTGACCCAATCCGTGAACACCAGAGTTTCCCCTATGGTGTTCTGGGCAAAGTGGGATGACAGGGGATGCAGACCGAACATTTCCATGCCTGCGGATGTGATGGAGTTCTGACGGAGTGCCTTCAAACCCAAGGAGTTCGGAACATAAAATACATCCGAGTTCTGCAATCTTATTGAGAGCGTTCTTTTCATTTTTTGTCGCCATCAGCTAGTTCGTACCATAATTTATAAAACTCTTTAAATGAACCAAAACCTTTGCCAGACATAAATGCTTTGCCGTCTATGGTGTATTGCCAAAACTCTTGGATGTTTGTGCCGTTGTCTGTATCACCAATGATAACAACAACCATAAACTTAGGTGTGGCTGCTAATGCTTTTAATAAACGCTTTTGGCCTTCGCTGGCTTGTTCGCTAGGGCGCTTCCATTCCATGATTAAAAAGTTACCATTGCGCTCTGCCATGCCATCTACATTGCTTGGCAAAAATGCTGGGTTTGACTCTATCAAACCTTTAAAATCTCCATAGTCTGTATGAGTAGCAAACATATTACGCATTAACTTAGCCATTGTTTCCTAACTTGGTCATAAGTAGCAAACTCTAGCTTGATGGTTTCTTCTGCTAAATCATGAGCTATCTTGGTAGCTTTTTCATATTGGTTTTTAAGTGTAGCGGTGTGGTAGCATTTAAGTAACTTTTGTATACGCAGGTAGTTTTCAGAATAGTCGGTCATTTAGTCATTCTTTCAATGTTACGGTTTGTTGCTGATTCTGTACGCCAAGCTTCAAATCTCATCTTGGCTGCTTCCAACTGCCACCTAAGCGCTTCTGTTTCCTCAGTCGCCAGACCAATGGCCTCACATAACTCCTGATAAGCCTGCGATTTATACGCATCCATCTCTTTGCCCCCAATCGTTGTTGCTTCTGACTTAGACATTTCAATAGCTTTAAGGCTATGTTTAAATGCCTCAAATTGTGCGAGGTTTCCCTTTGCCTTTGCATAATCTGGCGCTTTCTTGAAAATGAAGTCAATCGCATCATTTGGGTCATAGTCTTTCATAGTTATTAATCCTCTCACCTATCCAACGCATTACTGGCACAGCCATAGAATTACCTAATGCTTTGTATCTTGCACCACTTGGGCAGTTTTCTTTGATGTTAGTGTAATTATCTGGAAAACCCTGTAATCTTTCGCACTCTATTTCCGTAAGCCTGCGTACTGCCATTTGACCAATAATAGGTATGTGACCACCACCAGCACCCATAGCATTTGTAAGTGTTGGACAAACTTCTTCACCAATAGCTGCGTTTGGATGTTGTCCACCAATACAAGCAACATTTTGCACAAAAGGTATATTTCCACCACCTGACCCCCAAGTGCTAGTAACAGTTTGGCAAGTTTCACCCATTTCTTTTACCCTACTATCAGATGGATGATTTTCATAAGCAACTGCATGAACATTATTTGTAGTTAAAGTATTCATTGGGTCACCTGCTTTACCAATACCCAAACCATTACCTTTTCCATCATTGTTTCTATTTTCGCCACCACCTTTAAATTGTGTAGCTTGTGCATGAATTGGAATTACTTCAACAATAGCTTTACCGGCATTTAAATCATCAGAACTTAAACCTTTGTAATCCCTAGCGCACAATGCTCCAACGCTATTTGCAACATTGTCGGCAGGCTTTTGCACCTTTTTTCTGCCCTTTTTAGTATTCCCTGACAGGCTTTCGGACTCAAATAATACTTTTGCGGCAGATTCCCAACCTCCAAGACATCCGACAACAAACACTCGTCTGCGTCTTTGTGCGACTCCGAAGTTTTGAGCATCAAGCACCCTGTAGGCCCACCCATACCCGAGTTCGCCCAACGCCCCAAGGAAGGCCCCAAAATCCCTTCCACCGCCTGAACTGAGGACACCTGGCACATTTTCCCATACGCACCACTTGGGTCTAAACTTGTCAAGAATTCCAACATAGGTAAGAGCAAGGTTGCCTCTTGGGTCGTCAAGCCCTTTGCGTAACCCTGCAACGCTAAATGATTGGCAGGGAGTTCCTCCAACCAAAAGTCCGATTGAGTCATCTAATTTCCATTCTTTATATTTAGTCATATCACCAAAGTTGGTGACTTGTGGATAGTGGTGGGCAAGAGCCTGGCTAGGAAATTTCTCAATTTCGCTAAAACCTACAGGTTTCCACCCCATGTGATGCCACGCAACGGTGGCGGCTTCAATGCCAGAACATACGCTTAAATATTTCATTTGAGGTTCATCCATAGACCGACTTGTGCGGCAGCATAACCTAACCAAATAAAAGCGTTAGATGTTGAGCCTTTAAAGTATTGAGCTAGACCTACGACTAAATACCCAAGCCCCGTTGCTGCAACAATGTATTTTTCAATATCCATTTTCCCCATTCTCCCCTGTTTCCTAATGCGTATTGTTCTTGATAATCCGCAAAATATTGATGTAAAACTTCTTTACCAATGATGTATTCCCTAAACCACTTTAAACCTTTTTTGTGCCGTAAATAACACAAATACCTTACACCGCACTCATGCCTAGCTTGTTCATACATTTTCTTTTAAGACTGTCGTAAGAGTCGTATCCAGTTCCCAAGACACCAAGCTCTCTTGCTTTGGCCTCAATACCTTCGTTACTAAACATCCACTTTTTGTCAATCTTTTCTTTCTTAGGTTCAATTACTAATTCATCTTCGTAGCGTTCACCATTTAACCAAGTGGCGGCATGAGGTATAAATTCTAACTCGGTTTCTTTTGCTTTCCAGTATTGGCAATGTGTGTCAATAGCTTTTGCAGCCATAAGTTGTTGCTCTGCGGACAATTTTGCCCATGCTTTTCTTGCAGTTGCTTTAGCAATTTTTCGTGGATATAAAGACCAGAACTCATCAAACATAAAGCAAGCCATAAGCAAGCATTCCACCTAATACTGCACCTAATAAACAAGCGTAAATAAAGTCTTTCATAAATCCCCCTAAGTTAAAGACCATAGGTTATTAAGATTAGGTTTTAAAGTCTATTAGTATTTATACTTAGTTGTTAAAAAACCACTTCCAAGAGGTTTAAGCGAACCTAGCCTACCTAGGTTGCCTTCAAAGTTCTTCCATTGAGGAATCGCTCACCCGTCAGTCTTGCGAGGCACAGGCACTAACTTCGCCACCTGTATTGCGCTATTTCAGCCTCTTACCCTTCTAGTAACGCTATCACCTTATGTCGCTACGATGTCGTTAGAGCCGCCAACATAAGGAAGGTAATTCTACTCCTCTTCTGAATCTGTTTGCAGACCAAAAGCGTTGCTTTTTTCCAACAGTTCAGGCCATATAAGCCAAAAGTTGTTTGGAAACAAATCCTTACGGCTTACAAGTCCGTGTGATTCTTTTTCTATTCTTGCTCCAAGCAACATATATTTGTCGGCTGGAATGCCACGAATGCGCCATTGCGATATTGCTGCTGGAGCTACATCACACATTTTAGCAACTTTTCCAGTACCGCCTAAAAGGTCAATAATTGCTGTGTCTGTTAGTTTTAATTTCATAGTGAAGTCATATTAACATAAGAAAGTGTTTAAATACAACGCTTGTAAAGATATTTGCAAAAGTCTTTTAATGTGTGTTAAAGTCTGTATATAGCAATTTCGCTATGCCATTAAAGGGGATTTAAATGGGTGAATTAAACCAACTAATGCTAGAAATGGAAGAGCGCTTAGAGATAGCGCTAGACAACATGGAATTTGGCACAGATATATCAGCCGATGATATAGATGTTATTCGTGCAGCTTGTGGCAAACCTAAAAAACGCAATGACCATGTAAATCCATTGTTGCGTGATGTTATCAATGATTTTGGCGCAATTTTTGGAGGTGCAAAATGATGCAATCAGAAAGCATTGCTAACTTAGCCAAATCGCTATCAATCGTACAAGGGAAACTGACTCATGCTAAGAAAGACTCTGCTAATCCTTTTTTCAAAAGTAAGTATGCTGACCTTGAGTCTGTGTGGGATGCTTGTCGCAGTTTATTGGCTGAAAACGGCCTCTGTGTTATGCAATTCCCTGGCGAGTTTTTTGAAGGATGTATGTCATTAAACACCATACTTTCTCATTCATCTGGCGAATGGATTGGTCAAGAGATGTCTGTACCTGTTACAAAGCCTGACGCACAAGGTGCTGGGTCAGCTTTAACTTATATGCGTAGATACGCATTAGCAGCAGTAGTAGGAGTAGTACAAGCAGACGATGACGGTAATGCCGCTTCGTCACCTAAACCAGTAGTAAAAGCAAAGGAAATTTAATAATGGCCTATGAAATGAAAGAAGGGGCAGGAAGCCTCTTTAAAAACACCAAAAAAACCACGGAAAATCATCCCGATTTTACAGGAAGCATAATGCTTGACGGCAAAGAACATTGGTTTTCTGCATGGGTAAAAGAATCACCCAAAGCTGGTAAGTTTTTTAGCGTTTCTGTAGGCAAAGTTAAAGAACCTATGGGATTTAAACCTGCTGGGTCTGATGAAATGCCTAAACATACCATTGAAGATGATTTAACCCCATTCTAAGGAGATGACCATGTTGAATCACATTAGAGATGTTATTGGCGATAAAGCCATTATTTCTACACAGCCTTTTGGCGTGGATGAAGAAAGACAGTTAATTGCT